ACAACCAAATTCAACACTCGTACAGTCTTGTCCGTGACGCCAGAAACAACCACAGCATCAGTAGTGCTCGCCACCCACGCGCTTTTGATGCCAGAAGGCAGCAAGTCATGTTGAAGAATATATGGAGTGTCTTCCGCGCCACTTCCCACTGCCTGCACGTAAGCGGAATTTCCTGCAGCGTCTAAACCAAATAGGGCCATGATTAAAAAAGTAGGAACAGCAAACGCTGGTTCAATTTGGATTGACCGTCAGGAATCCTAACAGTGTCAGATGTCGTGAAATCAAAGCGTAATGGAGACGCAATAAACCTTTGACCATAAATCCAAGGTGATTGACGCCTATTTACGCCCATTGTAGCAATCCTAATCTGATAAGAAGTTGATACATCGTAGTCAGCTGCGTCAATCCTTACATAGTCTGCTGTTGTTGCCCCTAAATTAACCCATTCATCTTCCTCTTCTCTATAAAGCTCCACCTTGAATTCTTTAATAAGAGGATTATTAATTGGCTCTTGCCAGCAAATAGCAGGGTTGATGGCATTCAAAATTGAATAGCCACTGAACTGCGGATAGTCCCAGGAGATTTCAAGTTGTGCCATTACGTTGATTGCAATACAATGCTGCCAGCACTGACTACTGGCGTGACGGTTAAGCCAGCAATTGACGTGATTTCTGGCGACAACAATGTGGCATTATCAGTTTCTTGGAATTTGCTTTCATAGTAAAACGACGCCAACACGTCAACAGTATTATCGTTTTCATTAACGCCAATAACCCTATACTTTCTGGGCTGCGCCGTAGCTTCTCGAATGATCCATGCAGCTGGTGGATCAGGCACTTCAGTGAACGATGGGGAGAATGAAATGTTATTTGTTGAACCAGGGCCAGTTGTTACTGTTGCAGTGAAATCAATTGCATCTCCAGATCGAATGGTAATTGAATAAGTTTTGCCCACTTCCAATGCAACTTCTCTGTCTAAGACAACTGCACTTGCTCCCAATGCACTAACAATGCCAGCGTAAATTCCAGTGGTCTTATTGGGATCAACAATTTCAATGATCTCGCCTGGCATCAAGAAAAATCCTTCTGCTGCCACGCTAAAGCTCACCGTTTCCGTTTCGTTTAAATTGGTCAACAAGGCCCAGCGTCCCACTCTTTGGGCTTGCCCTTGTGAAGTGCAGCCCAATGCCCTCACTTCCAACTCTCGATAGCCATAGCGATCAATTGCTTCTCTATCTTCCACATATTCAATCTTGCTTCTGTAATTATCCTTTCTATCGTTCCATGACACCAATGCAACTGTCTTGCGAGCTTTTAGTCCACTTCCTTCGTAAACAAAAGGAGGCTTAATAAGCTCTCCTTCGCCACTAATGTCAACAATTACATTGGCGGGGGAGAACTGTTTTACAACATTTCCTGGCCTGTCTTGCGTGGGAACAATCAATCCTTGGGCGTAATAAATCATGCCACGAAAAGACGCGGCAATTGAATTCAACACTTGATAAGCGTCACCGCGATTGTTGATGTAGGCATTAAAGGTAAAGCGCTTTTCCATTCCACCCCTGCCATCAGGCACCATTTCATCGCAGTATTTTGCAATGGAAAGGAGAGAATAAATGTCAATATCGTCTTTCGTGATGCCAAATGAATTCACTGCAGCCTGTGTTGTTGCGTCAAGGTCAGCACCACATCCATAACGAGAGTTGGTCAACATGTCATAAAACACCCATGCTGGATTGTTGCTAAATTCAGTTTTAAACTGACCGTTCCACACGCCAGTGTAAGTATTAGATCCGCGATCATAATTAACCGGCACCTTAATCTTTAGCCCCAGCAATTCAGCGGAAATTGAAGGTACGCTTTGGAAGAATTCAGAAGAAACTTTCAGTCCCAGCAATGCAGAGTTGGGATAGCGCAATGTGTCTTCAATGATGCCAACAATTGCCTTGAAGAATAAATCGTTGTTTTCTTTTAAATCTCTCGGATCGCGAGTGAGTCGTTTTACTCTTACAGTCCATGGACCAGTGCCAGTTAATGCATAATTAAATTCAACGTCATAAGGCCCACGACTTTTCCCTTTAATCTTTTCGTCTTTGTCAATAATTACCAAGCCAGCATTATCAGTGATGCGAATATTAAATTCAACTTTTGTTCCCTTTACATCGCCCTCTTCTTCAACAATAAACAGTGATGCCACGCCAATTCTTACATTGATACGATCAAGGTCTGAGCTAATGGTTGCCACAGAAATAGGGCCAACGCCTTTTGACACTTTGGTGCCAACAGTTTGCTCAATCCTTACGTCATTAAAACCAGCAACTGAACTTTGTTCTTGAGTGCCATTCTTGAATCGTATTACTACATCTTCAAAATTGTCCTTATTTTGCTTGTCTACTAATGGCGTTTCATTCAAAAAGATTCTTTGTTGCCGCTCCTTGTCGGTGAAGTCATCAGGAAATCCTTGAATGGGGCCTTCACAAAACAACGCCAGCACACTTGCCTTTGCCTTGCTTCGTAGCGTATCAGGGTCTTCAGTGGGAACTTCGCCGCCGCCTTTGCCACCAGCGCCTTTAATTACCCAGTCTTGACCGTCAGTTAAATACTTATCTTCCATGATCAAACAGGGATTGTTTCAGTGCCAATGGAGGATGAAATTGTAAGTGGCGCCACTGCTAAATAGCGTCCATAAAGAACGGGAATGGGAGCACCTTGCGTCGTAAGCTCTACAGCTCTATCAAAAAGAAAACTATCTTTCTTTTCCGAGTCACTGCTTGGCGTCTTTACTGGTGGAGTAAGCAATCCTGCAATACCAGTTAAAGATAGGCTCACGCCAATGCCAAATAGAACAGTGCCCACTTTTGTTAAAGAGCCTGCAACTGCAGCGCCTTCCAATACAGCCTTGCTTGTTGCGGTAAAAGCTCCAACTCCAGGCACAAAAGCAAGGCCAATCAACGCTGCCCCAATTAAAATCTTTCCTACATTGCCACCAGCACCTGCAATGACAGGCGCAATCACAAGCCTATCGCAGCTCATCATCACGCCTTCATAGTCCATTCCCTCCGCATTGTCATTGATAAGCTTAAAGCCCATATTATTTTCATGGGCAATGTTTAAATATTCCCTAAACCCAGACAATTGATTAGACAGCGCCGAAATAATCTCCCTTGGATTGTTGGCCATAAATTCATATGAACGACCAAAACGACGCCCCAATTCGCCTAAAAGCTTAACTTGGATCATTCGTCGCTGCATTATTTTACGTCCCTATGACGAAGCACCTTAGATGTTACTTTAGCCCAATATCCCCCGTAAACACTTTTTTCTGACAGCCTTCCCATTAAATGGTGGTAAAAACCATTGCCATCTCCTGCGATCACTCCTGCATGATTTAATGATGGTGCATTAATTTGCATCAACAGAAAATCGCCTTTCTTTTCAGGACGCTCCACTTCATAAAAACCTTGCTTTTCATAATTATCTACAAACATTGTCCATCCTTTATTTTCCCACTCAAGCTCTTCTCCCCTTTCAAAATCATCAAGCAAAACGTTAAATTCTCTTGCGTAAAAATCTTTCAAAATTGCATAGCAATCATGAATGCCATACACCCATTGCCTTCCTTCGTATGGAGCATCTCCACATGGATTGGCGTAGAAAAAATCTCCTGATGGCACATGCAATACAATCCACGGTAAATTACTTTGCTTACAAGCCGCCACATCAGGCAGCGAAAAGCCTCGCACGCCATCTACGTGCGAATGGTAAATGGCTTCAATCTCGCCCACTGCAGACGCTCTCACGTAGTCTTCAGCAGCAATGGTGAAAGTGGTCAGCGGTGTCTCTGATACGTTTGAACAAGGCACTAACTGGCCATCCACTACAAAGCCGCAGCATTCCGCAGGAGAAGCTTTTTGGGCTTCTCCTGCAATTTGCTGTTTAATCGAAAGGCTAATCATCGGACTAAGTTGGCGGCAGGAAATCCACCAAACGGCAGCGCTCCTTTCACGCCAAAACGTAACCTACAACTCTGCAAACGCTTTCCACACTTATCTCTAAGCCTCACTTCATCACTGTCAGGCAAAGCAGCATAAGCCGCATTTAAAGCGGCTAATGCTGCGTCGTATTCCACTAATGCTTCGTCATATTTTTCTACAGCGGTGTCGTATTGATTAGTAATATTTCCGCAAGAAAGCTTTTCATAGGTTAATTTTGCAATACTTCTAATAGGCGCATAACCATTGGAAACTTTTGGTCCCACCTCAAAACCAAAAAAATCTTCATTGCCAAAATCAACAGTATCGAAAACTACCGAACCATTAACAACAATGATAAAAATACCGTCAAGTCCCTTTACTGCAAACGTATTACCTGATCCGCCAAGATTTGTTTTAATTGGAGGCAGCCCCAGTCCGTTATTCGGATTGGGGCTGTATTCGGTGACTGCATAGATGGGGCCTGTCCCATTTTTGCCATTACCAGGAGATCTTCCTGTTTTTTGCTTTAAATCAGGGCGATAAAGAGGCTTGTCTCCGGTAATACTCACTGCGCTATTCTTCCAAATAGCAACACCAATATCCTCAATGACAAACGAATAACCACCGTCTGCGTCTGCCCTGAAGCCAAATCTAGTGTTAACAACGTCAGCAGTGTCAGGATCGCACAAAGCTTCTTTTTGGCTTAGCAAATTATTCTTTTTCGCTTCCGCAGTGGCAAGTTTTGCCCTTGCTCTATCAAAGGCGTCATATGCATCAATGTATGCCTGCCCTTGCGGAGAAGTGGCACCGCCAATGACAATGGGCTGGTCATTTTCATTTGCCACACCAGGCCCGTTATAGCCACATTCTGCGCCGCGATATTTCCATAAGCAATAGTTCTGCGTGATAATCCTACGAGGAAGCTGTAGTCCTTCTAGATCAATTTTGCTTGATAATTGCCATGTAATAGTGGTGCTTGATTCTGCAATTTTTCGCTCAATGTAAAACTCATCATCAGGAAATTCCTGCGTCGAGTCAGGTGATGAACTGTTGTCTAAATATTTAAATAATGTGCGACGCCGTGTTACTTTTGCGCCAACTAAATCACCAAAATTATTAACCACTGAAGCCAATGTGCCCAACACATTGGCCACCGTCAGTTCAGGCGTAGGAATTTGCCCCTTTGTCGTGCGTTCAAAACCGGATGCTTCAATGGGAAAGGGCTCGTATGTTTGTCCCTTCCATGAAATCTTGCTATTGTCCGGCATTAAATTTGCCGTGAAATAGTACTTATCCACCGCTGAGCCAGTGATTGACGATAAGTCAATTTCAAACAGTTCAATTACGGCTTCATGCCAAGTTTGCGTTACGTCTTGTTGAATTGTCATTATCAATCCCGGAAATCGTAAATACGCTTGCAGGTGAATGAAATCACATTAACATCAGGCCCCCTGCTTTCCCATGCCCATTCGTTTGGATCAAGTCGATACTTATAAACAGCATCATCTTGAAAGAATTGAGAATAGAAAAAATCACCAGACAATGCAGCCAGGTCTTCATCTAATGCTTGTGCTTGTGCGTCAGTAATGGGCACTGTCGTGATGTCATATGAACGCAAGTCTGTATTGGCACCATCTGGCACCACTTGCTCATAACCATCGCCAAATTGCACTCGTCTAACGCGAGTGCCTCTACGTGCTGTTAAGCCATATTCAACTTCAAGGGTGAATGTTGGTTGTGCCATGATTAATTACCTAGAGCCGTAAATAATGCCACCTGGGCGGGTTTCTTTAAGGATGACACTGCGAACAGCGCCTTCAATTTCACGACCAAAGGCTTGACTGCCAGTGCCAGTAACTTTAGAAGACGATTGACCGTTGTTCATATTGACCACAATGTTAGTGGAAATATTATTACCTGCGCCATCACCAAGATCCACTGGAATGCTCTTGCCATTAGGAAGTGGCACCACTGCTTCATTAAAACGACCTTCACCAACAAGACCAAGAGTGGGGCCTGTTACCATGCCGCCATTTGCGAACGCGGCAAAACCACCACGAAGAACATTGCCATTGGCGCTTTCGACAAGAGGATACTGCTTAATTCCGGCAGTCAAGCTTGAGCCTTCTTGTCCTGGCAA